CGGCCCCGGTTGCAACGGTCAAGCCAGCCTTGGAACCACCGTTCACGAAGGTCTGAACCCAATCAGCATATTTCATGTTGGCGGGAACATAGTACACATCCCCATCAGCGTTCCGGGCGGCTCTTTCACCGGCATACTTGGGATCAATGGCCGGGGCCGTAGTTCCTCGACAGTTGGGGTGGAAGGGTGGCACGGTCACGCCGGGTTCATATTGGGAAATGGGGATCACCTTACCATCAAGCCCACCACAAATGGAACAGGTATGGGAATCCAGCGTTTCAATGATTTCCACCATTTCAACATCCAAATCCTTGTAACATTCCTTAGTTGCAACGGCGTTGAAATAGGTGGTTTCGGTGTTGACCAACCGCCCCGCCTTATACCGATGAACCCCGAACTGCTTCTGAATGGCCGTGGTGATCTTGGACGGGGAATCACCCCGAAGAAGCCCTTGCGTCAGGCTCTTACTGACCGAACCCACCAAATCATTCTTGTTCAGCCAACAGCGATCCCGGAAGGTTCGCCCGTCCGTTGTCCAAGGCTTTGAAAGCAAGGTTTCAAGTTTCTTCTGATCCAGCCCGGTAATATCCCAACCAAGGCCAACGCCCTTCTGAACCTCAAAGGCCGTGTGGGTGTAGCCATTGCCCACAACTTTCTTCAACAGGGCATCCAGACTATCAACCTGATTGCCATACAGCAATTCAAGCTGTTGCTGAATACCTGTCTGAACAGCTTCAAGGCGGGAAATGTGGAACCGGGTGGACGCATTTTCCAGCTTCTTCAGCCATGCCGCATCCAACCCGGCCTGTTCACCGATCTTGATATACTGTTCAACGCTCCAATGAAATTCTTCAAGCTGTCCAGCGGTCAGCCATTTTCGGGCATCGGTCAGGCTGATTTGGTTGTTCACCGCAAAACGGGCATACCAGCTTTCAATTTCCTTCTGAACTGAACGCTGGGCATCCAAATACAGTTCTTCCATGCCCTGAATGGTTCGCTGGGCTTCTCGGTGGGCGCTGTCCTCCAAGATGGAAAACCGTCCACGCCAATAGTCCGCATTTCTCATGGCCGGTTCCTCCAATCCTGAAAAATGGTGCTGAAGGTGGGATTTGAACCCACACGCCTTGCGGCAACGGATTTTGAATCCGCCGTGTCTGCCTATTCCATCCACTTCAGCAAATAAGACTTCCCCATCAGGGCTGAAGGCCCCGCAAGCATTTTCAGCCAAGTCCAACAGGGAAGCATGGTAGCCCGTGTCGGGATCGAACCGGCGTTACCGCCGTGAAAGGGCGGTGTCTTAACCACTTGACTAACGGGCCATGATGGGCCGGGGAAGGGAATTTCACCCTTTGGCGGGTAGGAGTAATAGCCCCCCGCCACACTCAATGTCTGCCCCGGCGTATATTGTGAAACGGCGGGGGTTATTCGCCCCCACCATTATCACCTTGGTTCGGGTTGCCGGTCTGGAAGGCCCCGGCGTATTCCTGCGCCTGTGCCATAGCTTCTTCCTTTTCCTTCTGCAACCGGGCCATTTCCGCTTCAACATCCGTAACCCACGGGTGCTGTTCCACAATGGTTTCATTGGAAAGAATACCAACAGACTTGGAACAGTTTTCAATGGATTCAGATTCATTGATCAGAATATCCCGGTTGAACACAATCGCCACATCATCCGTGAAATCTCCAACGCCGGTGTTACTGAAGTGGTTGTTGATGAACCACAACAGTTCTTCAAAGGCCGCTTGGAACTCGGTTTCCATGCCGTTTGCGTCAAGGTCAATGTCAGAATACATGGATTGAATGTTCATCTGATTGGGGTTCCCGGACAGACGATCATCTTTGGCATCGTACCCACGGGCATTTTCAATCAGGGCTTTCTTGAACACATCCAAAATGGCCTTGTAGTTCTCGGAATTGACTTCCACCGTCAGGGTGGTAACATCACCATCATCACGAACCTTCACGGCTCCGAAGGTGGCAAGGTTGCGGCGGAACTCACCAAGATTTTCACCATCGTAATTCTTCAGGATCAAAATGGTGTTCCGTGCGTCCTCTTGCATATTGTTTTCAAAGTCGGAAATCATGGTGTTGATTCCGTCCTGAAGGGTTTTCACACGGCGGATCAGGGGGATTTCCTGCTTGTTATACTTGAACGGGATCAGGGGAATCCGTTCCCAATTCAATTCGGTGGGTTCCTTGCCTTCTTCCTCAATAGTGAAGTAGTTTTCATGTTCCCCGGCTTCCACATCAGGCTTCAGTTCGGTTCCGTCATAGATATACCGATAAAGGCCATCAGTCTTGAACAGTTCAACCCGTTCAATGATCTTCTTGGTATATCCATCCCACACTTCCTGCGGGTAAAGGCGGATAGCGGAATCAAGGATGGTGTGATCATCGTCAGCCCAAAACGGAAGAACTTCATAGGCCGGGAAATGCTTGAAGGCCAGATTGCCCTTTTTGTCATAGAACGGGAACAACCAGCCAAGGCCACCGTTCAAGGCATCTTCACAAACATACTTCAGAAGCCGGTGGAACCGCTTATTGAACACATCGTTCAAAGCGTCTGCATAGGCTTTGTTCTGACAGTTCACCGTGAAGGGCTTGCCCACAAGGTAGTTGGTTTTCTGATCCACCATCAGGGCATATTGGTTATCAATCAGGCGATTGTTCGGAAGATTGTCCACTTCCTGAAGTTTGCCATCAGCACCAATGATTGTGCGCTTCCGGTTCAGAATGTCATGACGGCCTTCATAGTAGTCAGCGCCTTTAATCTGATCCATGCGCTTCAGGCTGTTCTTCCATTCACGGATTTCAGCGGCGTAAAACTGAAGTTCAGTCATGCCGTTTCGCCCACCCTGAAGGATCAGGCGGTTGATACGCTCCATAGCGTTATCCAGAAACATATTCAATCACCCTTTCCTTTCACCATCGGGGGGGGGCAAAACCCACCGGCCTGTTTCGGGTTTTCTCTAAAACCAAAGACTGATTGGGAAGTTCCACTTCAATCTTCAAGGTTTTATATGGAAGGCGTTCAGCCCATTGTTCAATCTTGTTCAGAATGTACTTCTGTTCAAACACGGGCTTTCACCGCCTTTCTTCATTGCTTAATAAACGCAAACACACGGAAACCGTGTGTTTTTCGTGTGTTTTGTTACTATCATGTTATTAGTCGAAGCTGAACACCGGGCCACCGCCCACCTTTTCAGCAATACCGGTGGTTGCGTCCGGTGCATCGTCATGGGCGTTTTTGCCTTCCTTCTGATAACGGTTCATGGCTTCATAGTAGTCAGGCCAACGGTCTTTCCAGTTCACCGGGAAATAAAGATGGTTCATGATCCATGTGCTGTTTGAAAGAATACGGGCAATCTTGTTTTCAGATTGGTGGAAAGGCCGCATAATGCACCGGGTAGATTGATACCTTTCCCGAAGTTCCCGTTCAACATTTCGGCTGAATCCTCTGCCGCCATTATTGCTTTCAATATCAGCCACATTCACCTTCCCATCATAAAGCATCTTGGCCGTAGCTGGTTCGGTGATCTCCATACCTTCCTTGGTATAAAGCACATCCAGAACATAGGCTTCACCGTTATATACACCGTAGTTGATACTGCAAAGGTAATCATCACCGGTATCTGCTGTATCGGTGTAGTTTTGAATTTTACTGAACACCAGCTTCCCATTGGCATCTTTGGGAAGTTCGGAATAGGTCTTGAAGCTGGTATAAAGCCGCCCTTTAATATCAATGGGCTGTTGCTGGTAGTTGGCAGAAGCAATGTCCAAGCCCATCAGTTGGGTTTTTTCTTCATAGCTTTCTTTGGACAGGATTTCCGGGCAAAGCATAGAACCATCATCCTGAACCGCTTTATAAATAACGGTTTTCGCCGGTTGGCCTTTGCTCTTGTAGTGGTCGATAATTCTACCGGCCAAATCAAGGCTGTGCCATCGGGTCATAACGATGATAATTTTCCCGCCTTCTTCCAGACGGGAAAGCATGGTATCTGTGAACCATGTCCAATGCTGTTCAAGGGTGTTGGCGTTGTTCACTTCCATTGCTGATTTGATCAGATCGTCAATAATCATGATGGAAGCGCCAAAGCCTGTGGCCGTACCTGTGGGGGAAGTTGCCAAATAGTTGTTATAACCTGTGGTAAGGCTCCACATATTCATAGCGCCATCACCCCGCTTGATCTCAACGCCGGGGAAAATGTCACTATAAACGATTTTGTTTTTATCAGCTTTGACTTCAGAAATGGTGTTTCTGACACCCTTTGAAAAGGTGGTGGAAAGTGTTTCGTTGTAAGAACCGGTCATGATTTTTTCGGCCTGATTCTTGCCCAAAACCCATTCAACAAAACAACCGATGGTTCTTGATTTACCGTGCCGGGGTGGAAGGTTGACCACAAGAACCTTATCATCAGAAAAATAGAAATCTTGAAGCTGTTCACAGAAGTCAACCAAAAAGGCCCGATCTTCTTTGTAAAAATCAGGGGCCTTCACTTGGCAATAATAGAAGAACTCACGCCTTGCCAATTCGCATTTGGCCCCTTGGACAATGACGGGATCAATCATGGTTTATCAACTTCTTCAAATCCTCGGTGGACAGATCAGCAAAAGGATTGTTGGTGTTCAAGGTGCCTTCAATACCAACATCCCGCTTATCTCTCCAAGTGTCAGGCTTCCGGTTCTTCAACCAGAAGATTTGGGCCGTGGTGTCAGGCTGAACTTCCTTGGTCACGGTCTTTGTCACTTCCATGTGGGAACCAGTTTTCAAGCCGGTGTGTGGGTCATAATCGTCAACCCGTTCTTGGGTAGTTTCGATGTAGGTATATCCCAAGGCCCTTTTCAGCAAAGCATTTTCAACCTGAATGTCAACAATGTCTTTGCCCCTTTTTAGGGCCTCCGAAATCTCCGAATATTTACCCTTCCAGTCATAAAGGGTAGAACACGCACAACCAATATTAGCGGCAATCTGTTCATCCGTCAGGCCGTTTCTTGCCCACGCTTCAAGCTGAAGCAAACCTTCCTCGGTTAGCCATTGTTCATATTTGCCTTTCGCCATTACAGATCACCCCTTTCGTCAGGCATAGAAAAAGCGCCCCGGTTCCCCGTAGGCGCAATTTCATATTTGTATTATAAACTATCGTGGGGCTGTTCTGCTACAACCAATAACTGTTCATTACTGTTCGCAAATGCAATCAAGGCTTTACCGTGGGTTTTATACACCCATCGGATTTCATGATCCATTTCATCAGCAATCGAATCCCATTTCATGTTCTGAATATACCGGGCAATCAGAATATTTTGCTGATCAAGGTCAGGAATCCGTTTGATCATATTAAAAGCCGTTTGTTTCAGGTCAATCAATTCATCAATTCGGATGTTGATGGTGCGTTCAAGTTCATCAATTCGGGCAATACCTTCTTCAAGGGTATTCTTGGGGCCGGAAGTCTGAACCTTGTCCTGCTTCAGTTGGCTTCCGGTGGAAGTCAAGCTGGAACGCAAGGTGGCAACTGTATTCGCAAGCCTGTTAATCAGGGCATCGGTTTTATGGATTTGGGAAAGAAAATCCTTGGCCTGTTGGGAAAGGTCTTTGTCATTCACTATGTAACACATCCTTTCTGCGGTAGTCTGTTCCGTTTTCATTGCATCTGTACCGTTAATAAATGCTGAAAAATCAAGTGGTTTCAGGACTTTGGAACGCATGGAACAGATAAAACGGGCAGTTCCTTATATACACATTTCTTATATATTTTTTTCTTTATAAGAAGAAAGTATATTTACATCTGTTCCATCTGTTCCGTTCTCTGAAAGCAACTGAAAAAGCCTTGAAAATCAAGGGTTTTCGTGCGGAACAGATATAGAAAAAACATCTATTCCATACCTGTTCCACACGCTGTTCCAACTCCTATTGAAGAAGCACCTATTCAGGCGGAAATATTGTCTGAAAGATACCAGACAATCAGGAACCAAACGGGATCAATGCTGAAATACTCGGCCACGGCCATAAGCAACAGCACAAGGGTCAGCACCACCAGCATTTTCTTCATCGGTGTTTCACCCGCCTATTCCATTGATTTTCCGCTATTTCTTTTATATCTGATCCGGGTGTTTCAACCCCACATTTTCTGCAACGAACCCAATACCACCCATCATTATCCATGAAAAAGGGTTCTCCGCCACAGAAAGGGCAAGGCTTATTCATCATCTGTATTCCCTCCCGGTCTTACGGTCTTTGATTTCAATGCGGTTCAGAAGTTCAAACCCCGCCAAACGGGTGATGTACTTCAGGACAAAGATCAGGGTGTTCACCCGCTTCTGCTGTTCATCCTCGTCACGGATGATATTCTTTGTGCCGTGGTAGGCTGTCGGATCGTGATAGCCTTCAGCATTTTCCCAAGGTTTAGGCATCGGTTTTCCCTCCTTCTTCTCTGTACCATTCTTCAATATCACACCCAATGTCCTTCAGCTTTTGACGGGCAAGCCACCCATCATCTTCCTGATCCATCAGGTAATATTCCCGTAGCTTCAGGGTTTCGGCATAGAACAGCTTCCATGCCAGCTTCAGGCGCTTGGGGCCAAAGCCAAATTGGGTGTGAAGCATCCACAGGATGGATGATTCTTTGTCCATGTCAAAGGCCCGATCATTTTCCACAATCTGTTTCTTGATTTCCTGATCCAAGGCCCGTTCTTCAGCTTTGTTGAACTGAACGGCGAAGATTTTACCACCGGACTTCTTAAACATCGGCATGGTATTCACTCCAAATATCATCGAAGCACACCGGAATCAGCCAATGAACCTTGATCCTGTTGGACAAGGTTCATTGGCTGATTCCGGTGTGCGGCGGGTGAACAGCGCAACTTCAGGAAATGCCGCCATTCACGAATGTTGGCCGTCATGACCACTTCCGTTTTCAGGCTGTTAGGCAGAACAGAACGGGCTTCTTGCGGGGAACAACCTTCATCCAGCAAGGCAAAATAAGCATCTTCAGCATCCCGCATGGCAATTCTCCAACAATCCATTTTCACCTTTTCGCTCAAGGTGTTTTCATCCCAAAAACAAGGCTTGATCACGGTGATTTCAGAACCAAAGCCTTCCTTGGAATAGTTGCAGTATCGGGTGGATTCTTGGCAATACGCCGCCAGCCGGTGCCGAACAATTTCATGGGAAACCCCACGATCACAAATGAACTTCACCGTGAAGGAACAATGTTCCAGAACCGCTTCATGCCCACGCTTGATAATCCCGGCAACGAACTTTTCAGCGGAACCTTCCGTGATCTTATCCTCGGACTTGTAGCAGACACGGCCACATTGTTCCAGCCGCTTCAGAATAGTGGCCCCATCAATCGGGGTGATGAACTGCACATCAGGCTTGATAATTTTCATTTTCTTCAACCTCCCAATTCATTCCGGTGCTGTGACCGGTAAGGATCGAACCCTTCAGGGTAACGCTGTTCCAGCTTTTTCAAGTTTTCTTCCATGACCGTATCAAGGTCAGAACCAATGGCATCACACAGAACGGCCAAATACCAAGCCACATCACCAAGTTCTTCAATCATGTGGCGCTTATCCAGTTCATGGCCGTGGAAGAAATGTTTCTTCACCTGTTCGGCCACTTCACCGGCTTCACCGCAAAGGCCCAAGGCACATTCCAGCTTCAGCCGATCCATGTTGGAACGGTCAGCGGTTCGCAAGGAATCCCGCATATAACGGTTAGCGTTCATCGGCGTGTTCCTCCGCTTTCTGATCGTCCAATTCAAGAACGGTCATAATGGCGTAATTGGCAAGGTCAATCAGGGTATCACGGATAGATTCATCCTTTACTTCCTGAACCCCGGATTTGGTCAGGCTCTTGAACCGGGCCAGCTTATCCCCAAGCCTGATCCGGGGCATTGCCATTCCTTCTTCCGTGAAGGTCTGGTGAAAGCTGTCACCATAGTCATGATTTTTCATGGCGTACAAGGCATTGATTTCCTTGCAAATATCGGAATGGCGTTCCGTTTTGGTTTTAAGTAACATTGAAATCATCCTTTCTTTCAGTTGAACCATTTGATCACCGGATCACCGGTGAAACCCTTTTCCCACACATACCACGCATAGGCAATGGCGCTTTCCGGTTTCCCGGTCATATCACCGTTTTTATAACAGGCCAGCCGGGAACGGCTGATATAAACTTTTCGGGGGGGGGTATGCCTGAAGAACTCACCCCGTTTTTGCCCCTCCAAAAACTGAACCTTCAGGAACATAGCCACTTTCCCACCGGGGCGGACGCTTTCAAGCGCCCTTTGAACAAATTCAAGCCCCATTGAATACGGCGGGTTTGTGATTATATCGCCTTCAAAATCGTCCAGCGTTTCCTTCAGGAAATCCAACGGTTCAGGATCACCGAAACCCCGGTAAATCAGATCAGTTGAAATGACTTCATAACCGTGGGCCTGAAGCACTTTGGAAATATGGCCTTCCCCACAGGCCGGTTCCCAAATGACCGGGGAAAACTGTTCCAGTTCCAGAAGCATTTCCACGGCCTTTGGATCGGTGGCGTAGTAATCAAATGCTTCTCGTTCTTCAGGAACATGGTTGGAACTGCCCAAAGTGGTGAACACCTTCTTGGAACCACTCATTCTGTGTCACCGCCTTTCACAAATACACGGGTTTTCCGGTTTCTGATCCACTTGGGAACCGTTGTGAAGCCACAGCGTTTTGTGATCTGCCGGGAAAACTCAATCTTGGAAAGGGCTTGGAAGTTGTTTGCAATGCAATATTCCTTATACCGGCGATACACGGAATCGGTGGCTTCATTTTCAATCCCGTCAAGGCCCACTTCATTGATGAACCCAATAATGGGGTTGTTGTTTTCCTCATATTCGTCCAACTGCCCCTGAACTCTGCTGGAAGTGGTGAACTGTGCGTTCCCAAGAACCCGCTTCAACCCCTGAAGGCCAAGCAAGGCCAGATATTCCATTGAACCCTGTTCACACAGTTCATCCTTGATGAATGGGCGGAAGTCTGCATCATTGGGGGTGAACTTGGCATCGAAGGGAACGATCACCAAACGCCGCTGAACGGCTCCGGTTTTGTCCTTGATACGGGGAATATTGTTGGCGCTGAACAGGAACTTGGAATAATTGTTGAACTCAAATGGATCTTGGCCTTTGCGCTCCACATTCACCCGATCACCCGTGACCAGCTTCTTGAACACGGAAGCATTGGCAATAAATTCATCACCAATATCATCACCGATGTTTGCCAGCTTGCCGAACAGTTCAGCGGTTTTGAACCTATCGCCCAATTCCTTCAGGTCAAGGGAAGCAATGTTCTGATCCCCAAGAAGGTTCTTCACCACATGAAGAAAGGTGGATTTGCCGTTGCTCTTATCGCCAATCAGGATGAAGGCTTTGCCAAGTTCGTTGCGGCGGTACATACAATAGCCCACCATTTCTTCCAGCAAGGCCCGAACTTCAGGATCATCACAGGCCAGCCGGTTCAGGGTATGATCCAACAGATCATCATGGGCGGCGGGGTTGTACGGCCACGGGATTTTGTTTGTAATGACCACATCCGGGGTGAACTCTTTGAAAGAACCATCCCGGATATTGTAAAGGCCGTTGCTGAAAGCAATGATATTCGGGTTGGTGGCCTTGGTGTTTTCCTCAATCATGATTTCCAAATAGGACAGGACTTCCGAACGCCACGCCCGTTTCAGGTTGCTGATCAGCTTGATCATGGCCCCTTCAATTTCACCGGCACCGGAAACATAGATACCATCCTTGTAAATGTGAAGCTGGTTATTGATCTTCACAATATGGTTGTTGTTCTTTAGGTAGGTGGCGAACTTATCAAACAGGAAGGTTTTATCCCGGAAGAAGGATGTTTTCTTGAAGGCATCATCCCGAAGGATCACATCAAGTTCCTTGTCGGAAAGGGGCTTCTTCAGCACATAACGGTTAATCAGCCTGATACATTCACGGGCTTCTTCCTTGGTGAAATCGTCACTCTGAAGGGTCAGAATGTAGTTGAACAAGGTTTGGTTCCGCCCATCACCTTCCCCAAGGTTCGGGAAATCATAGTTGCTTTTTACTGGGGTCAGCCACTTGGGAAGTTCCTGAATCTCCCCTTCAGGGAAGTCATACAGAATGGGCCGTTCCACGCCACCGGACTTCAAGATTTCATAGCTGTTATTGGCTCCAACCTTTCCATCCGTGGTGATACCCACGGCCAAGGTGCATTTCGTCCAGCTTTTTTTAACACCACAGTTCTTGAACAAGAAGTGTTTTCCCCGTGTGGTGGCGTACACTCTGCACTTCAGTTCTAAATCCTGAACAATTCTGAACAAAAGTTCAGATGTTTCCGCATCGTCCACATCAATCAGGATGGTTTCTTCCCCAAGAATACCGGCGTATTCATCAAGGTCTTGGACTTCAGAACGGGTTTTCAATTTTTCAACGCCTTTGAACTTTTCAAGGCATTGTTTGTTTCTGGTAGGCACATAGCCCCTAAACAGTTCCATGCTTCAACGCTCCCCCCCCCCGAAAGGTTTTATTGTTCATCGCTCCACCCCGAAATCTTTCAACCGATCCCAAGCAACATCAATGTAATATTGCTTGTCCAGTTCATCCGGGATAGGAAGGTTGGTCACATCATCATTGATGAAGAAACAATGATCCGGGGTGTTGCCGAACTTTTCAGGGTTCTTTTCCCGGCCCTTGACGATTTTCCCGGAAACCTTGAAGATTCCGCCCTTGCTCTGATCCTTGGAAGCGAACACCCGGAAGGTTTTATCCGTCTGAACCTCACCGCCGCTGAAGCGGGTGATTTTCTTAGAACGGCCTTTTTCATCCCTGATCTTGGCTTCCGTAATCACCGGGGAATAAAGGGCATATTTGTACTTGCTGGACACCTTCACAACCTTCTGAAAATCTCGAAGATTGGAACATTCCATGATGGTTGTTTCCGGGCTGATCCCCTGAAGGAAATAGTTCACAATGGCCCGGTTGACAATGGGAAGGTCATAATCCAGATCAGACAGCTTTTTGACATAGGCACCCTTGCACTTCCAGCGGGGTTTCCCTTTTTCATCACGAAGCGGCCCGGAAGGAACAATGATGTAATTGTTCACATCCTTCTGATACACCTTTTGAAATTCATCAAATTCAAGGCGCATCCCGGTTCTTTGCTCCCACTCCCAACACAGATCGTCCAGCATTTCAAAATCTTCATACCGGCGAAGTTTGACCAAAATACCATCTGTGTTGCTCTGGATGATTTCACAATGATCTTCCAGCCGTTCAATCAAATCCAGAAGAAGAAGCTGACCGCCCACACAAACATTGTTGGCTTGCCGGGGGTCATACATGGCATTGTGCTTATCCTTCATAGCGCCATAGGTACTGTTCAGAACAATCTTGTAAGGCTGTTGCATGGGGTTCTTCTCCGCCTTCAGCTTCAGGCGGGTGTGATAGATTTCCGCATACTTGGAAGGATCGTGAACATTACGAGAAAGCCACTTATAAACCAGCATCAAAGACGGGTAATAGGAAGCCACATCCACATTGACAAACCAACCTTCCCCGTGATATTTGGGAATGGCCCCATGAAGGCCACCCCAAGCGAACACATGGGGAACCCCGGCCACTTCCAGTTCAAGGGTTTTGGAATAATCACGGTTCAAGGGGTTTTTGTACCAATTCAAAACTTCCGTGTATTTTTCGATCCGCAAGCTGGGCGGGAACTCAATTTCAAATTCATCATTGTGTTCCCTTTGAACGGCCCCAAGGATTTTGGCGGAAAGCTGTGCTTTGGTGCGGCCAATGTCAGAAATGGGAAGGTGAAACGCCTTCACAAGTGACATTTGGGCATCAAATTCATCTTCCTTCCGCCGTAACCACACTTCCACCGTCTGTTCCACATCATGGCGGCAATATTTGACCGTTTCGGCCAACTCTGCTTCAGTCAAAGGCCGGTCAATGTCGAAGGGAACAGAAGTTTCTTTAATGGAATGACCCATGAACGCTTCCAGCGCTTTCAGGCTGATTGGCGGGTTCGGCATCACATCATAATTGATCAGCGGGTATTCTCTGAACAGGCTTGAATATCTGTAACCGGGTTTATCCTCTGCAATGATCCAATCATTCACAGGCTTTGGATCAAACCCACACAGAATGGCCTTCAGGATGTACTGATCATAGTTCCGGGAATTGTAACCGGCCCAAATCACACCCTTGTGTTCCTCATAGAAGCGTTTCAGCTTGTCGGGATCGTTGATAATCACGGTTTCTTTTCGGGCGTTCAGGTCGATCAGGACAACCAGCCAGTCATACCGGAAAACCTCAAAATCATAGAAGATCATCAACTCACATCCTTTCAGCTTTTGTGAAATCGGTCAGCGTTTCCGCCTTATCAGCCCCGCCACGGGAAGGCTTTCACTTGGGGCCACTCCGGGGCTTTCGCCCCGGCTTGAAAGTGAACTTTCAAAAATGGTTCGTGTCCTAAAGGACACTTCCATTGTAAAAAAATTTGGGTCAGTTTTCAACCTCGAAAACTTCTTCAACGGTGATGGAATTGAAGCGGGAATCATCGTAGTCCACCGCATATTCCAAGTTTCCATCAATGGCTTCCGCCACATCAAGAACAAGCTGGGCAAACTGCTTGTAGCTGGTGAAGCTGACAGGAACACCGGAATCCAGCTTTTCAAGGAAGCCCATAGCGGAAGCGATCATGTTCTTATCGTTCTTGGTGCCGTAAAGGACACGGTTCATGAAAAGGCGCTGGTTCTTGAACTCACCGGACAGGATTTTGAAAGACACGGCCAGCATGGGGCGGTTGGGATCGGCCTTGGTGCCTTTAATCTCCATGCTTTCCAACTTCACTTCATACTTGCCAGCGGGAATGGTGGGGAAATCACCGCCGCCGTTCTTCTTGGCATCCTCAACATCGGCCTGAAGGCCCTTCAGATCAACGGAACGATCAATCTTGTCAAAATCAATAGCCATAGTTTTTTACCTCCAAAAATGTTGTTATGTTCAAATGGTTTTGAGAATATCAGCCAACCCATGAAACAGGCCGTTCACAAGTTCAGCGGTTTCCTTGGCCCGGTTCATAGTGTCAACTTCTTCTTTCGTAGGGGCAAATTCCTTATCAGGGGCAAACAGATCATCGGTCAGAACCCCATCCAACAGATGATCCAACGCCGCATCAAACATCACTTCATAGAAATCATCGTGGTTGGCGGCATAGTTGGCAATCGCCATCTTTGCGGCGTTCCGGTGAAGCTGGATCAGGGATTCCGGGTCAGCATCAGGCGGGGGGGGGATCAGGTTTGCACACACCTGAATCTTGCGAATCAGGCCACGGCGGTTCATTTCTTCTTTGAACCTGTTCAGGGCATCGTTTTTCATGTTGTAGTTCCTCCTTATATTTGGTTGGAAATGATGGTTTTAATACGCTTCACATGGTCTGAAAGCAACTCCCGGTTCATCCGTTTCCAACGAAGAATGTTGGAAATGCAGATCAATTCATCCTGAATGTCCTGAAAGGCTCTACGGTTGCTTTCAAGGTCAGCTTCATAGGAAGCAAGGTCTGTGTTTTCGCCGGCCTTGGCCGATCTGACTTCTTCATCAGCTTTTTCAGCGTATTCCCGGAAATACTTGGCCGCTTCATAGCCCATGTGTTTTTCAACCAGATATTCAAAATCACGGGCCTTGAAGATGGTTTCAGGCTTCCCGGCAATCATCAGCACTTCAGCCATTATTCTTCACGCTTCTTCCGGGTACGGCGGGGCGGGTTGGCATCCATCTTGGGTGCGGCTTCCTCTGCCGGGGCCTTGGGGCGATCCCACAGGGGGCAACCATCGGGGCCACCTTCCTTGTGGCAACGGTGGCCAGCGTCAATGGACGGGCAAAGGGGGATTTCCGGGTTCTGGTCATGCTGTTTGAAAATGCGTTCACCGTCCGGGCATTTGGGAAGATCGTTCCAAGGCGGGGTGTCACCGGTGGCCGGTTCAGCAACAGGAACAGAATCATCCTTTTCACCGCCGCCCGGTGTCCAAGTTCCATCAGGATCACCACAAGCCGCCTTTGCCGCATCTTCAGCCGGATCATAGTTATCAGCCGGGGGCGGGGTTTCAGTCTTGACCTTTCTGCCCCTTCTGCTGGGCGCTGTGGTGGGCGTGTCGGTGGTTTCAGGTGCGGGGGTAGCCGGGGTATTGCCGCCACGCTTCACGGCTCCTGCGGCCTTCTGGTTGGCTTCCTCGTAGACTTCACAGAAAGCGTCATAGGTCAGCGGGATTTCCTTATCACGGACAGTCAAACGGCCACCGCCGAAGATCACTTCAGAAGTCTTGAAAGACAGCACCCGTTCATCATCGTCCGCCACGATACGGGCCACCAGATCAACCATACCGGCCACCTTGTTTGCCACCTTATCCTGAAGGTTCGGCTTGATGGAACTGATCTTATCGCCGCCCTTGCGGGTCAGGTCACGGCTTCTGTCCTCATGGCTGATCAGGATGATGTTTTCATAGTCCAGATTCACAAGCCGCTTCAGGGTGTTCAGGAACTCACTTCTGACCATATCCCACGCACGGAAGGAATCATCAGATTCATGCTTCCAGCCCTGACGGTCACAGATGTAAACCCGGCACGATTCATAAACATCTTCCAGAAGGTCAACCACGATGGTTCGGAAATCGTTCTGTTTCTTTTCCAGTTCGGCCACGGCATCCATGAACACTTCATAGGCCAACTTGCGCTTGGTGATACGGCCTTCCACCGTAACGGTGTCACGAATGGCGATATAGGGGGCATCCACAAACTTGATGTTGCCATCCGTGTTCAACATCAGGGGATCGGGGAACTGATTGGCAAAGAAGGTTTTGCCGCTGAAGGGTGCGCCGTAAAGCCACACAACCTTCTTCTTGGTGGCGTTCAGGTCACGGCGTTCATTCTTGGGAAGTAACATATAATCCCATCCTTTCTGACAATATTCTTCATACTCACACCATCCACAAAAATGGTTTGGGTTCTTGGGAAAGTCTGTGGCTTCAACCATGTGCTTCACATCGGTCAGGAAGTCCACAATCTTCATGGGGTTGTACTGAACCGGCATCAGCGTTGGTTCAGCATCTTTCAAGGCCGCTTGCAAGCGGTCACGGAATTGGGAAAGGGTTTCGGTGCTTTTCTGCCTGATCTTTGCCTTGGGAACAATCAGGAAATACATATTCCTGATCCGGTGACCGGGATGGGTCAGTTCATACCAATACTTGTATTCGTGAAGCTGACCGGAAACGGCGTAGTTCTTGGCGTTGTTGGAATACTTGAAATCGTACAGATCAAACAAGGTTTCATTGGTTCTGGAATCCCAACCACAGGGCCACAGATAATCCATGAAGCCGATGAAATCAGCGTTCCCGATTGGAAGTTCAAAGGTTCCGCCCGGTGGCAACATGGCCTTTGCCTTGGGAATCATGGCTTCCAGCTTCATCATTTCATGAATGTGATCATCCGTCAGAACCGGGAAGCTGTTCTTGTAGAAGTCAAGGGCCTGTTCAACCCCTTCTTCAATGCCGGTGTGAAGGGCGGTGCCAAGGATCAGGGCGTTGTCTGCGTCCGTGTTCGGGATCGTGTCTAATCCATCAACATATCGCAACCGATATTTGAATGGGCAACGATCAAACACTTCAACCCGGCTATGGGAAAATCTTGTGGACACGATTTCACCCCCTTTATTATGTCTTTGAATGTGTCAAACCCTTGTGGGTATAGCACCATTGCTATTCCGCCGCTATTATTGATTTGGCGAATATTCCGCTTCTGAAGCATAGATGGGGTTCCATTGGTGGCCTTCAGCTCTACTTCAAGGGCAATGCCCTTCACGGTGATCCGCATATCGGGAAGGCCGCTTTTCACATACCGGCTTCCACCCCAACGCTTTTCATAGAAGCCACAAGGCGGGGCGCTCATGCGGTCAACAGGTTCACCCAAGGGATATATCCCTTCAGATTCCAGCCACTTCTTCAAGCGGTTTTCAAAGTTTTTTTCACCGGCCACGGCTCACCCCTCCAACATTTGAATCAGGCTGTGAATACCTCTGACTTGGGTGAAGCCCTGAATTTTTCCTGTTCCAGCGTAAAATTGGAACAGTTTATCATCAGACTTCCGCCAACAATGGAAGTGGCCTGTTTGCTCATTTTTCAGTTGGTATTCAATGCCGTGGACTTCAAACTGTTGAATGGCATAGGCGATCCGGTCGGGGTTCTTTGCAACCCGTTCTGAATGAACCTGTTTGGCATGATCCTTCAGGGCATCCCATAATTCATCCCTTGCCATCGGCCCCACCGTCCTTCAGGGTGATCTTCACATAACCGGCCTTGGCGGTAGTCTTGGAACACTCGGAAGCAATGTCCGGGTATTTCTTCTTCAGCTTGGCGGAATCAATGCTGGTGGCATTGGTAGGCTTCACAAGGGTAAGGTTCAGAACATCGGATTCAAACTTATCCACGCCAAACTTCACCATTGCTTCATACAGCTTGGCCTTCATTTCCTTTTCCTGATCCTCAATGGCCTTCTTGTGGGCGGACAGGGAAGCAATGGCGTTCAGGGTGGCAAGCTGGGTGTTCTTGAACTCCTGAAGGGCCGTTTCTTCATCGAAGGTGGCCGAACCACAGGCGTTCGGGTTTTCCTGACAGGAATCAGGGCAAGTGTGGAACTCCGGGCATTTGTGGCAACACCCATCGAACTTTCCACGGGGGCAAGCATTTTCACATTTGATCATTTTTCGGGTTCTCCTTTCAGATAAACATTCAACTGCTTCAGGCCGAAGGCGGAAGCGGCTTCATGGTTGTCAAAATAAATGTCGATCTGGTTTTCACCGTATTTGTCAATCACCCATTGGGCGGGGCGATCCTGAACGATGTATTCACCCAAGCCTTCCACTTCCACCACGGTTCCCAAGGGAAGCGGGGAAGCACAGGAAACACCGGCTTTCAGTTCCACACCAGCGGCACCATACACAATGCCGTTGGGCCGGTTCTTGGCCCATTCGCCGCAACACTTTTCACAGGAACAATAGGCGGTAATTCTGAAACTGCCCAACAGCACCGGTTCAGGTTCGGCGGGTTCTTCCACCAGCGGAGTTTCCACCGGCTCCAAGGTCACATCCGGGGTCACGGCGGTAAGCTGATCCGGTTCAATGGGGGCATCCGGGGCCTTGCTGTTGACAGCAGAACAGCGCCCAAACATAAACCCCATTGCAAGGCCCATCAGAAGGGCCACAAGGAACATCCGCCTGAACCGCTGGTTAAGGGCTTTGCGGCGCTGTTGCCGCTTGCTCATACTTTCTGAATAGTTCATCGGTATAGTCCTTTCTCATTTCCAAAGTGGAAAGAATATCTTCTTCAACCGTTCCCGGACAGATCATCAGGTAATAGAAACAGGGCCGTTCTTGCCCAAGGCGGTGAATACGCTTTTGGGATTGCTCCCACAATTCCGAACCTTGGGGAAGGCTGAAGTAAATGATTTTGTTGGCAAGCTGAAAGTTGCCGCCCATTGCACCGGCCTGATACTGAATGAAGGTAATGCTGTTGTGCTGGTATCGGTAAGCATCCAAGTTCTTTTCTTCACCGGAAAGAACAGACACAGGCCGGTTCAGGCCCTTGGCAATCCCCTTCAGGCGTTCCATTTCTTCCGTGAAGTTATAGAACACAATCAAGCGATCTTCCGTACTGTTCACCAAATCCCGGAAGGCTTCATAACGGGCCGGGTTATATAGGCCGCAAAGCTGACGGGCGTAAAGGCGGCGGGTCAAACTGGTATCACCGATCAATTCCCGTTCACAATGGGCATTGGAACCGTAGAAATCCGCATCCAGTTCAAATTCACCAAGGTTGGCGCTGTCAATCGCAATATAGCGATCATTCCAGAACTTCCAATAAAGGGGTGAAGGGCGGGTTTTGACCTTGATCCAGTTCCGTTTTGGAAGGCTGATCCCGGCCTGTTCGGTAGTCATGAAAACGGCCCCATGTTCGGCCAGCTTCATCTTCAGCCGGTCAACATTCTTATAGCCGGTAATCTGTTGCCGCCAAAATCCATCGGTTTCAACCCATTCCGTTTGAATGTACTGCTTCCAGAACAGTTCTTTTGAAATCTTCCACCCCAACAGTCGGCATTGGCTCCACAGGTTTTCATACTTGCCGCCCGTGGGGGTGCCTGACAGAAGGATCACATTATCCGGTTTCAGCCCAAGAATGAACTTTGACCGTTTGGCGTTCTCGTTCTGGATCAGGGAACTTTCATCCAACATCAGCGTGAAGCCGGTCAGGGTTTTCAGCACATTCCGCCTGAAAGTCAGTTCGTAGTTAATCACGCCACAAATCCGATCCGGGTTATCAACTTCCATTGCGGCCTTCATGAACCAATCAAATTCATTTTTCTTGGTCATGTCATAAATCATCCAACAATGGTTCATGGCGTAATTTTCCGTCATGTGTTCAATCCAGTCTTGAACCTTTGAACATTGACACACCAGAAGATTTACACGGCTGTTCAACTTCAGGGCTTTTTCGGAACCAACAAAGGTTTTCCCAAGGCCCATATCAAGGTAATAGGCCACCCGGTTTTTTCCCTCTGTTTCATCAAGGGCCTGTTGTTGGTGCTGGAACAGGTTAATCATTGATCTGAATGGAATCACCCAAAACCTTTTTGGCGTGGGTGGTGGAACCGAACAGTTTCTTGACCACAGCGGCACAGAAACCGGAATAGTAGTCATAGGAATCCGCTTCCCCACAGGAAACAATGGTTTTGGTGTTGTCGGCCCACAGAATGATTGTCTTGGGGCCGCTATAAATGACCTTCTTGATCTGCGGAAGGCCGGTCTGACGGGAACGGCGAATGTGATTTGCAACGCCAAAGGTGGCGTTAAGATCGGCCTTGATATATTCCATCATGGCATCAGGCAGACTACCCGCCGCAACCACCTTGGATTCAGAGAACCAAAACAGGCCCTTGGAACTTGCGTCATTCGTCTGCTGAAAAAGTTCCACGCCAACCTTCTTGTTCTGCGAAAAGTAATTCTTCACCTTGCCGATGTAGCCGGTGAACTTGCCGCTGTATTCCGCATCGGGCAAGATTTTAACGATCATTCCGATCTGAAGCATATAAACCATCCTTTCATTGGTGAAGCCATTCACGGCGGATGTACTGAATCGCCGTTTCAAAGCCTTCAGACATTTCAGCGGGGCAATCCGGGCTATGCTGGGCGCTCCGCAACTGCTTAATTGCCTTCTTCAGTTCGCCACGGGTGGCGATAGGCGTGTAGGGGGGGGAATCGGGCGCAACCACATAGATAATGGCGAAGAAGCAAATCATATCAATGTTGGTGGCGTTCCTGATCAAATCCAACAGTTCATCACGGGTGTTATCCATCGGTGTTCCCCTTTCAGGCCGTAAGGCCGAAGAAAGAATTGAACTGATCAGCACCCACATAATCACGGAACTTGGTGGGGTTGATGTAGTAATTCCAGCAAGCGCCGGTTCCGGGAACAGCGTTCCCGAAGGGAAGAAGGCCACGCTGAAGGCCGATTCTGACGAACTGATCAGATTTTCCCATGCACCGGGCGGCTTCCTTCACGCTGATCTTCTTGATGGGCGGTTCAGCAACCGGGGCGGCTCCATAGCCCATCAGGTAATCAAAGGAAACGCCGGTGGCATCGGCAAGGGCCTTGATACGGTCAGGGCCGGGGGTGTTCTTCCCGGAAAGATATTGGCTGATAGCGGCCTTGGAAGCCCCGGCCTGTTCAGACAGGGCGGATTGGCTCATGTTGGCCTGTTCCATAGCGTTCTTCAAACGCTCTGCAAAGGTGGTCATTGTGCGTACTCCTTTCAAATAGCTTTGTAGTGGCCGGGTTCAGCCATCGGTTCCACTTCCACCATACGAATCAGCCCCCACCAGACGGATTCGGGGTAAAGGTTCCGGTCACTTCTCAAAATGGTTCGATCCTGAAGGTGAACGGCCTTCCAATCCTTACATTCAATCAACTTCATTGGTTATCACTCCTGTTCTTCAAAGGCCACTTCACATTCCCCACAGAGAACATGAACTTCCTTGGTGGCCCGGATGATGGTTCCGCAACAAGGGCAAACATATTTGCGGGAACTTGATCCCCCGCCTTTCCGGGAACCCTTCAGCGGATTGGTACGGGGCCGAACCAGACAGAACCCGGATTTGCCAAGGGATTTCACGAAGGCTTCAGCTTGCGGGTTCAAGGTGGTTTTGTGCCACCCGTACTTTTCGCCTTTCTCCACGGTCAGGCCGTGGGCTTCAGCGGTTTCTTTGAACTTCCGGTTGTGGTAGGAACCAGAACGGGAAGTATCTTGAACATTGTCCTGAAGGTTCTGAAGGTGAACCATTTCATGAAGCAAGGTTCCACAGGTTTCTTCAAAGGGGCGGTTCAGGTATTCGGCACACAGGTTGATTTCGTAATAGCCGCCTTCCTTGGTGCCGTCTCGCCACGCCTTCCAACCGGTACACCACCCATAGGCTCCACGGGTATGATCCGGGGAAACGGTGATCACAGGCTTTTCCAGCTTTCCTTCAAAGAAGGCTTTGTTGAACTTTGAAAACAAGGTTTCAAGTTCATCAATGACCGGTTTCAAACTGACTTCATTCATGATTCTTACTCCTTGTGGTGTCCTTTAGGACACTTTCGCATCAAAAAAAATTCCCACCGGGGTTTCAAGGTTCAGAAAATCCACGATCTTCTGAATCTCGCCTTGGGTGAACTCCGAACCCCCATTACACTTTCGGTAAAAGGCGGATCGGGAAATCCCAAGGACTTCACACAGCTTGGCACGGGTGACACCCCGAACGGACATTTCATATTCCAAGCGGGCCTTGTTCATTCACTCACATCCTTTCTTCAAAAATAGAACAGCCAAAGCCCCAACAAGCAATTTCCGGGCGGTCATACCTTTTACATGGGGATTGATACCCAATACCCGAACCCATAAACCGGGGGCGCTCATGTTGTCGCTGTTGCCCTGCCATCATCAGCACCGGTGGGGCGGTTCCGGTGGACGGGCCATCAGGCCCGTTTCGGCTTAAAGATCATGAACATATTCATAAACGGAAGTGTTTTCTGATTCCAGAATGTACCGATACGCTTCATCAATATCTTTACAATCAACCGGTTCGGTACTGTTGTTGTGAATGTCATGCACCGGCCACAAACAGGAATGGGGATTTTCATAGGCTTCCTTTTCAATTTCCGGGGTTGCCTGGTAAACACGAAAGCGGCGAATGGTCTGTTCATCATAAAAGCGATTCGGTTCCTCGAAACCATCCAGCAAATTGTAAAAAAACTTCATATCTCATATACCCCTTTCGGTGTCTTATTCGCTTTTGCCGTGCCCTTTAGGACACCATCATAGTACCACACCCCTTGTCGCTTGTCAACCCCATTTGTGGATTAAAAGAAACTTTTTTTGTTTTTTCGCTTTAGGGGTTGCAAAAAAGACACATTGCGGTTATACTGTTGTTACTAACCGTGAAAGGGGTGTTGATGTGGCTGATTTGACTATGGGCCAAAAAATCAAGGCTTTGCGTGAAGAAAATAATCTTACTCTTGAACAGGTGGGCAATGCTGTTGGCGTAGGTAAAAGCACCGTTCGGAAATGGGAAAATGGGATTATTGCCAATATGCGCCGTGATAAAATAGCTGACTTGGCGAAAGTTCTTCACACCACACCGGCCTATTTAATGGGCTGGAAAGAAGAAGTTGAATTGGATAACCTATTTAGAATTGAAAAGCGAAAGTTCCCATTACTTGGGAACATTGCTTGTGGAACCCCTATCTTTGCCAACGAAGAAAAGGAACTGTATGTGGAAGCTGGTGCAAACATTCATGCTGATTTCTGCTTGAAGGCCAAGGGTGATTCCATGATCGGGGCCAGAATCTATGACGGGGATATTGTGTTCATCAGAAAACAGGAAATGGTGGATGATGGTGAAATTGCCGCTGTCCTGATTGGTGATGAAGCCACATTGAAGCGTGTTCAATATAATCCTGAAGAAAACGAACTGTTGTTGTTCGCTGAAAATCCAAAGTATAAAACCATGCGTTACACAGGCGAAGAACTGAATCATATCAGGATTCTTGGAAAAGCCGTAGCCTTCCAAAGTGATATTAGATAGAAGGTGGCTGGATGAAGAAGTTTTTGAAAGGCTTTGGAATCTTCTTTTTCAGTTTCGGGTTTATCATCTACACAATCATGTTTTTTACGGAAGCGCCAGAACTCCGCCCCGTGTTCATCATAATGGATGTCATTATGGGGTTCTTCCTGTTCCTGCTTCTGCGAAAAAGAAAGCCAAAACAGAAGGCCCCACCCAAAACAGAACCCACCGTTCAGATTCATTCCAATCTAAACCCGGAACGGGCTATTAAATCCATGCCGGGGGCCTACACCGTAGCAGAAGCCAAAAACCATGTGCGGATTGTTCAAGATTGTTTGAACATCTTTGAAAAGACGAAGAACCTTGAAACATTCTTTTCCCGCTATGAATATGGTATGCAAATAGCCCTGACGGTGGATCAAGCGGCCAAGGCCGGGATCATCCCCTACACATCTGATCTTCCAGCTTCTTTCTTCAAGGCGGCTGATAGTCAGAAAGAACGGGTTTTGTTAGATTCCTATTCTGATCAGAAAGCCAAGATTGATGAACTGAAAACCGCAAAGGCCAAAGCCACCCATTGGAACCGGTATCTGAACACCCTGAAAGAATACGAAGATCAATATTCCATGAACCCTGATTCTGAATATCCTGAAGTTCTGGAACAGGTCAAAGGTGAACTTGCCAAACTCGATCTGTCCACATCCGTTCCGCTGTCCAATCCCTGAAAACACAGGAAAATCAAGGCTTTGGAACAGGTGGAACAGATAAAGCGCCGGTTCTCTATATACTCTTTTTCTTTTATATTTTTTTATCTACTCTTTGAAGTAATATAATATCCGTTCCAAGTGTTCCATTCTCTCAAAGCCACACCCCGCAAGGATTTTAAGCGGAACGGATATGGAACAAATGCAAAAAAAAAATGACCGCCCCCGGTCTTGCACACCGGAAGCGGTCAGGCGAAACAAACCCTTTTGAAGTTAATGTTTCAAACGCCTTTGAACATTATATCACATGGGGTTTAGCTTTGCCATACCCAATTTTGAAAGTTCAGGTGATATAATGCGAAATCCAAACGGGTATGGAACGGTTGCAAAGCTATCAGGCCAACGCCGCCGCCCATACATTGTGAAAAAAACCATAGGTTGGAATGACAAAGGCCACCCCATCTATGACATTATCGGCTATGCTGAAACCCGTGAAGCCGGGAACATCATGCTTGCTGAATACAACCGTGATCCTTGGGATGTTGACCGGGCCAAGATCACCCTTCAACAGCTTTTTGACCTCTGGAAAGAAAAGAAGGCTCCAAAGCTGGGTGAATCCAACCGTTCTTCCCTCTGTTCAGCGTTCAAGCATTGTTCAGCGTATGTGAACAAGCCTTATAAGCAACTGCGATCCTACCAAATGCAAGAAACCATTGATGGTTGTGGGAAAGGGTATAGCACCCAAGCGGCCATCAAGAACCTGTGGGGCCATCTTGACCGGTTCGCCCTTGAAATGGATATAATAAACCGGTGCTTCTCCGAACTTCTGACTTCTGATCCAATACCGCCCACCAGCCGCCTTCCGTTCACCAATGATGAAATCAAAACGGTGTGGGAACATCAGTCTGATCCTTGGGTTGATACTGTTTTGATCTTGCTATATTCCGGGTGGCGTATCTCTGAATTTTTGAACCTGAAACCTGAAGATATAGACTTGAAGGAAGGCACGATGAAGGGCGGCACCAAAACGAAAGCCGGTAAGAACCGCATTGTTCCCATCCATCCAAAAATCAGGCCCTTGATTGAACGGCGGCTTGCCGAAGGTGGCCCCCGGCTGATCAGCTACAATGGGAAGGTTTGCAATCAAACCCAATACCGGATATTTTGGGCGGATATTATGAAGGCCCTAAAGCTGAACCATACCCCGCACGAATGCCGCCATACCTTTGAAACCAAATTGGACAGCGCCGGGGCCAACCGGAAATGTATTGATTTGCTCATGGGCCATGTGTCCAAAGACACAGGAAACCGGGTCTATAATCACAAGACTTTGGACGAACTGAAGGCCACCGTGGAACTGATTCCATAGGGTTCAAACCGGTGAACATTTTAGGCCGCTGAACGCTGAACTATGCACACATTAGTAACAAGAAAACCCCGAACCCCTGAAAAATCAAGGGTTCGGGGTTCGTCTGTTTTTATTTTACCATAAATTTTTCTACTCTGCAACGCTCTGAAACGCCCAAATACTGAACATTTCAGCCCTTTGAAGTTCGGTGAAATCGGGGTTATTAGTAACA